TCGTGTTAACATTGTACCGTACTTCTCAATTCCTCGTTGTGAGCGGTCATAAAACTTGCTCATTACTTTTAGGACAATCGGGTCTTCTACTTTCTGGTTCATAAGAATTTCATTAAGGCATTGTAATGCTCACGGCAAATCTCTATCTTCTCTTTGATGGCTTCGATTACTGCTTCGTCTTTTTGTACGTAGAAAACTTTTACTCTTCGGTTCTTAGGCACTTGACTGAACTCGTGTTTGCGTAGAATCTCCTCTCGCAAGTCTAAGTCCTCTTCAATCTTATGCAATTTCCAATGAGCTCTGCGGATTTCATCCTCAACCATATCAATAGGAGTATCCACAAGGCAGTAGCAAAGCATTGATTGCGTCTTTCCAGTCAACCACATATAACCTTGAAGCTGATAGAAGTAGTCTTTGTTAGGAATCTCAGTGTCAAAAAACGGAAAGGTAGTAGCATCCCAACTTGATTTTACGTCTAAAAGTACTTCTTCCGTGTTTACGTCAGGTGTTCCTTTTATCCAATCATTCTCGAAGTACTCTTCATTCTTGTAAATGAATTTTACATCTAAGACATCATTGACAAGTGAGATAGATAAATCCTCAACTGCGTTCCCTTTGTCTGTGTAACGGCTTGAAAAGTCCTTGCGGATGCCGTATTTCTCTTCTAACACAAGTTCGTGGATGTAAGATTTAGCAGTTTGGCTTAGTAGTTCGCTTTTAGAGCGTGGTGTAGCCATTATTTTTCCAATGGCAGAACATCGAATCTTGAGAGCTTTCATAGTGCGTTGAGCATATCAATTTGACCTTGAGTTAACGAGAAGTGTTTTTCTAAGTTATCTCTCTTGTATGAACCTGCTGCGATGGCTTTAAGTGCTTCTTGGAATCGTTTAGAGTCTATAGCAGGAAGTCCTTTCTTTTCCGTCTTTGAATTGTCTTTAGAATCAGGGTCGGATTCTGTCTCGTCAATCAAGAACAATCCATTGAGAGCGTACTTACGAGCGTAGCTTGATGCAGTTCCAGTACATTGCTCAGACGACATTCCTTTGTGTTCTCCAAGCTCTGCAAAACCACAAACAGTTATACTTTCACCTGAAGCATCTAAAACAATTGCAGTAGCTTTCAAAAATAGCTTACTACCTACCTCAACTATATTGTCTGTAAGGATTAATTGTAGCTCGTGTTTCTGTAGCAATGGCTTAACTGATTCAAGAATCTGCTCCGCACTTCTGTACTTGTACTTTCCAAATGAATTGAAAGAACCTTTTGGGCATTTTAGTTCTGCCTGAACCTTTAATAAATTTTTCATAGCGTTTAATTTTGATATACAAATATAGTAATTATTTATACTCGTGTATATTTTTAGTCAACTTTTTTGAATAAATCTTCCATCGGTAGCAATATTCCTTTGCTGGTATTGGAATCTCCACCTAAAATATCTCGGTTTGTGCCTATGTATTTTCTGCACATCTGCTTTAATTCGCTTGTTTCAATCAAAATGCTTCGTGTTTTACTAAACCAATATACCCACCACTTAGCTTCTGTTGTACTGATTCCGCTTTTCTTGCCTCTGCTTTCGTATTCTACGAATATATTGCCAGTCTCATAGCACTTAAAATCACGTTTTACTTCGATTGTAGAAGCTATTACCTCGCTTAGTAGGGTTTCATACTCCTGACCTATTTCAAGGTCGTAACGGAAGTCGCTATTGTATTTCATCTTTAATCTTTTGTTTGTAGGTTTTGATTATTTCTTTGAGTTCGTCTTTTGTAAACTTCCGTGTTACCCTCGCTCTTGCCTCCAGTTGGTCAAATCTTTCTTGTCCGATTTTCAAACATATGTTTGTTCGATATTCCAACAAGTTGCCTGATAGATAACTATTACACCTTTCGCATTGAACGTGTACATTGTCCTCATCAAATCTTACGTTCCAATGGTTATTAGCGTTCCAGAAGTGACCTGCGTTTACTTTCTTTGGTTTTTGCTTACAAGATATGCACGGTTCGTCTTTGTCTCGCTCTCGGATGTATTTATTGAAGACTAACTGAGCAGCTTTGACAAGGTCTTGTACTGTCTCTAATTCTGCTTTCATTCGTGTTTTAGTCTGCTTCCATTGCTTCTCTTTTGTTTCGGCTACAAATACACGAAGACACTCATCCTTTAAGCAGTACTTTTGATTGAAGCGGATAGGTTCAAACTTCTCCTTGCAGTTTTTACAACGTGGCATCTTACACGGTTATGTTCTCAGCTATCCATTGACGGAATGCTCGTTGTAAGTCTACTTGCTCGCTCCAAATCTTTTCTGCGTTTGGTTCGTCTATTCGTAGGATTGCTCTATCTACCTTGTCAATCTCTTGGAGTAGCATATTAGCTTTGTTTTTCAGTCCTTGTCTAAACACGGATTGGTCATTAAGGTCTTCAATGAAGTCTCTCATTACTGGTAAGAATGCACATAGTGCTACTAATTTTTGTTCTTTAGTCATTTTTTAAGAATTTAAGTGCTTGATTTTTATTTTTAAATTGATGTATTACAAATTTTCGTTCTGTGAAGTCGTATCTGACTGCTCGTAGTTCACGCAGCACTCTTGCTCGTGTGCATCTCTTACAACTGAACAGAGTTCCTCTTCTGCTTTTAAGATTGTATTCTCGTCTATTTTGGTCGAATTTATCGATTGTTTTAAACTGGTAACAAGACCAACATTGTACTTTGTCATTCATTATATGTTTTTACGTATATTTTCGTTTATATTCGTCTATTTATATGCTTAGGCGTATAGTTAAAGGTCTATGTCTTTAAATTTTAGTTCGTCTTTTAGTTCCTGATAAGCTACTCGGAGCTGAGCGTTACGTCTTGCAAGCTGGTTAAGTTCTCTGTTCAGGCCTTTTATTTCGTTTTCCATTTCGATGATTACCAATTCAGTCTTGAGTAACTGCTCTTCCGATTCCTTACTTCCGTTGATGTAGTCTTTAGCATCAGGTTTGTCAATCTCAAGTTTTTCACGTACGTTCTTGATTCGTTCTCGCACTACCCAAATAGTGTTCTTTGCCCAAAGTATTTTAAGTGATAAGTCCATTTTAAAAAGGTGTTTGCGTTTGTATTTCTCTTGGTCTGTATGGTGTTAAAGGGTCTACTCCGTTTATTTGGAAGCCGATTCCCGAGTTAAAGTTACAATAAACTGGCTCATTAAGTGGCGTGTGCTTACCTCCCGTTTCAGTATCCTTTACTTTTTCTACTCCTACCCAAGTAATTAGCTTCATTGTTTCGTGTTTGATTAGGCGGTGTATTACAAACATATCGTCACATCGGTTCAAGAAAGCCTTACCTCCCTCAATATGGTCTTTAAGTGGTGGTTTAAGATGTCCTTTCCATTCTCCGTCTTGATACAAGTTACCCGTTCTACCTGATTCGGAGTTAGGATGGGTGTTTATGTATATTGTCATTCCCGTTTGGTTGACAAACTGCCTTGCTCGGTTCATAAACTCATAATTGCCTGCAAAGCTCATCTCTCTATCAAGCCCCGTGAATGGGTCTATCAATCCTACTTTCGCTCCACTATTCTTAAACAATTCGAGTATCTCATCAGGTTTGTAGAGTTTCGAGTTGTCTATGAATGTAAAGAACTGCTCCAAGTACGCAAGGTCTCCGCTGATTTGAGAGTGGCTTAGTTTACTGAAGTGCTTACCTCTGTACATCTGAATCATATCTCGCAGGATTTGACCTTTTTGATTCTCTCCTGACCAAATGCAGAATGTGAGTTCGTGTTTAAGTGCGAGTGTAAGAAAGTACCAGTTTATCCAATACGTCTTTCCAACATTGTCGTGTCCTAAAATGATGTTTAGTTGCTTAGGCTTAAATCTTAGGTGTTCATCTAAGAAGCAGTCAAGACCGAGTCCTTGTTTGATTTTACCGTCTCGTACATCTAATAGGTATTGTAGTGCGTCTCCTTGTTTACTTAACATAGTCCTAATTTACGTGCTAATAATAATTCTTTAGGCTCTTCAACTTCCGTAGACTTCTTGTTTTTAGATAGCCATTTGTTAGCCGTCAAATATAGTGAAGTATATTTCTTGTTGCCTTTGAAATTTTCTATTGAGTCTAACACATCATCAATTTCGTTTATACTGTATTTCTCCAATAGCTTCTCAACATCAGAATTAGTTATAGATAAGTGAGCAAAGCTCCTATATATATCTTTAGATATAACATTATCATTATCATTATCATTATCAGCTATTTTTGCTATATCATTTATGCGTTTGCTATCGTTTGCCATCTCTTGCCATCGTTTGTTAGCTCCTGCTAAACCTGCTTCACTTCGTTTAATACGTTTTTCTTCAAATAGTTTGAGGTCACGCTTTAACTGTTGTTTGATTGGCTCAAAAGCAATGTTAACAATCAAGTCTTCACTTTCAGGATTCTCATCACTAACGTATGAGTAAATGTGTTTGATTAACTTACCAGCTATCTCATCAGGTAACTTGTTAAATAAGTCCTTTTGGTCAACGTAAAGGATAAACGATTTCTTGTCTTTTGCCATTGCAAAAATTTAAGTAATAAAAAACCCCTGCATCTCATCGCGGCTGGACTTGCGAATCAATACAAGGGTCAATAATACCTTAGAGTTTATGGTGTCCAGCCAACTCGTCTACAAATATAACCAACTACATATTGTCTTGTTCTATTTGTTGAAAACTATTCTCGTAGTATCCCATCTTGATTCGTCTTTTTAAGCTCCTGAGACTATTTAGCGAACTGATTAGCATAACATCTCGCTTTAAGTCTGCTCCTATTTCGCCTTTGAATAATCTTTTGACATCAGGAAACTTTGAATCTCCGAGCGTATCTTTCAGAACCTGCGTCTCAGTCAAATAAATGGCGTCTTTGTATCTTAAAAGGTCTTGGTGTACTGTTAGTCCGTGAATGATTGTAGCGTGGTTCTTAGCGAAGATTTCGCCTATTTGCATTAAGCTGAGTCCTGCTTGTCTTAGTTCGTTAAATATGAAGTAACGCTTGTAGATGATTTCTCGCTTTCGTGTTTTGTCAGTTAGTTTGTACAATTCAATTAACTGGTGTATGATTTCAAGTCTGTTCATAGTGGTGTAATAATAAATTTGCCGTCATTAAATCTGCCAGTTTCGAGTAAGTCCATCTTTTTCCAATAGCACAAACTCTTGGATGTGAATATCCACTCTTGAACTACTGCGAGTCCTATTTGGTATGTAAGTTTAAATCTCATATTTTTCATAGTATTTCAGCTTTATAATTCCAAAAATTAACAAGATTTTCTTTAATTGGCTCTATATCATCCTTATCAGTATATTGAAAATCATATGCTGTAAACATTCCACGATTGTCAACTTCACCATAACACCAAGTTCCGCCTTTGTATTTAGATGAGTCTTCTACCCATATTCTTATTTTAGTCGACTCTTTCATATCTCTTTCTTTTTATAAGTTTGTGTTCCGTCTTTTAGTTCTTTGTGTATTACCTTTCCTTCTTCTACAAGTTGTCCTAATGCTACAAAAAAAGGCGTTAAATTCCATTGCGGTATACCAGTAAGCATAAAATCATAATCAATTTTTCCTAATATATCCCAGTCAAAGTCAGAAGGCGTTTTTATTTCCCCGTCACTCATATATTCAAGTAAGAATTTTTTAGCTGGTTCTATTAATCTATTTTCATTGCATTTTTTAGGCATATACTTTTTAACTTTTTTTATTGGTTTTAATGGTTGGCAGCTCATATCTCTTGCATTTTGATTTCACAAATTCTGTGGTAAAGGTCGTGGTTGAATGATGTCCAGAATCGCTCTTTTTGGTATTTACTAAATAAACCAAGATTCCTCCTCGTCAGGTTCATAGTCGAGACATCGCTCAATAAATTCTTGGAATTCGTCTCCTGCTCGCTTAAGGAGTTCGTCAATAGCTTCTTCTGCTTCTTTGATAGTGATTTCTGCTGACCACTCTGCTGATTCAATTTTAAATTCATCTCTTTCATTTATTTTATCATAATCGTAATACAATTCTATGACACCGATTTCTTGGTCATCCCCTGCCCTATAAACTACTACGTCAACTAATCTGTGTTGAGCATAGCTATCTGCCTCTCCAAAGTAAAAATTCTTTGCCATACTTTCTGGTAAATCGAAGTGAAATTTATTTTCCATACTTTCTGGTATATACTCCTTGTGCATACTTTTCCCAATCTCCTTTGAGTTCGTAGTTGGGTTTCATTTCAGTTTGTGGGTTCTTTACTTCCGTGTCTACAACGGGCGGTGTGTTGGTTGAAACAAGCCATACAAACACGGATGCTATCGGAATAAAGAAAATTAAGATGTGACGAAAAAAGTCTTTGTCGTAGTCAGGGAGTTCTCTCCACTCTTGGATGATTTCTTTCATTATTTGTTAGTTATGTGGTTAATTAATTCGTTTACTTCTTGCCAAACTGCATAGTGTCTTTTAGTGACTGCGTGCAAGTTTCCATTTGATTCACGAGCTTCTAAGTACTCTTCCCAAAGCTGACGCTCACGGGCTTGGATAAATTGGATGATTTCGTTTGCTTTCATAGCTTTTAAATTTACTGAATTGTTACTGGTTTAGTTTGAACTCCCGTTTCTAATACTTCTACAAGAGCTTTCATAACACGAATTGTGTTTGTGTGAGTATCTTTATAAGAAATGCTTTGGTCATAAAAACAAGAGTTGTTTCTTTCGTTT